TAAGACAGTTCTTAAGGCGCATTTCGTCCTCGGCCCTTTGGTCCTTAACGTCCTTAGGCACCGGGTTGTCGAAGGCCACAAACAGTCGCTCGTCGTACATTGGGCAGAGCTGTTCGTTGAGTTTTTCCTCAATGCGAGTGCAGCGGGGCAGGGTGTTGAACTGGGCCATAAACAAATCCGCGCCTTCCATACCTGCTCTCGGGGCGCGGGAAATCTGCGTCGTGTCCACAAGGCCTATCGGGACAGGGAAGGCACCGCAGATCTTCTTCATCACCCAATCCTCACCCTTGTTGAAGTCCAACTCGGATGGATCCCAGCCTACCTTGTCGATCTCGTAGCGGAAGTCTGTTACCTTTACCTTGCCCGCGTTCTTCGCGCCGCGGAACATGCCATTCCACTCCCGCTCCAACTGAACACGTTCCTTAGGGTCGAGTTCGCCCTCGAGGTACTTCACAATCAAGTCGGGCCTTGCCATATTGCCCATTGTGGCCAGGATAAACTTCTCCCTCAATTCCTGCGACTCGATGGCATAGGCGGCGGCCTGAACTGGTCCCATGCCGTACCACGGGTCGTTGGGGTTGGGGTACTTGAAGTGGATGACCTCCTCCGGTTTGAGGTGGACTGCCGTCTGGTCGTACTGGTTCTCGCCGTAGATGAACTCGCTGATGAACTTCTTCTGGTCAGGCACGATCCGCACCCACTGTGAGCGAAGCACAAACAACTTGGTGGGCACACTCAACTTGTCCCGCTCGAGATACCAGTAGGCGTCCCCGGTAAGGTCCATCATGATTGAGGTGAGCTCCTTGGCCTCGTACCCGTTCTCCTGCTCGTTGACGTTCTGGAGCAGGTCGAGCAGCGGGTGCTCCTCCAGCTCCTCGAAGTCCTCCGCCCCGGCCACGTTGTCTAAAGACTTGCCGAGACGCTTGCGCAACCACTGGGACTGCTCCTTGCTGACCTTGTGTGCGGTGAAGTTCTTGACCACCGTCTCCCCTTTGCCCCTGCTGGCGTAGACCTTGAGCGGGGTGGAGGCGAACCGGGCGGCCGACAGCTGGGCGCAACAATATGCCCATCCCCAATACTTCTTCACGAGAGCCTGCTGGCTGATGTCCGGGGGCTTGCCGTAGCGCTTCATGAACTCAAGCTGGCCACCGGGAAGGGACGCCGTGATCAGCTGGGGGAACAGGGCCGACTTTATTCTTGTTAGTAAATTCATGATGGAAGTATGCTGCCTCCCTTTCGGTTCAGGGTCGTCCACGCCTCGGGGTCGTTGTACACCCGGTTGAAATGCTCGGTGTCACTTGCCTCATTCTTTTTGGCCTCGTCTGACTTCATCTTTGCCATCCTATCCAACAGTTGCTGCTTCAGCGAGGCTGTGGCCGTTGTTTGATTGCTGTCCATAAACTATCTGTTCCAGTTCCTTTCGCTCCTCAGGGGTCTTGGCCTGATTGAGTATGTCGGCGAAGGCGGAGTAGTCGTTGGCTGCCTCTTCTGGCCTCAGCGTCGTTCCTGCATGGGGGCAGATGCGTTTAAAGAACAACTTGTTGAAAGCCCCGGCACTTGCATCAGTCTTGTCCTTGTACTTGCCGTTGGGGAACAACTCCAGCTCATCAATGTAGTCCTTGGTCCACGGCCTGTCGAGGACGAACACGTTGCCCGCCTCCACCTGTGCCGCGAAAGGTTCTGCCCTGCTGATCTTGTCCCCTGTGACCCTGTCCGCCTTGACGACAAACCCAGCAAGCCCACGTATGGTGGCCTCGGCCGACTCCTTGCCACCACTGCCCGGCTCCTGCTCGCACCAGACTTTCACGGATCGCCCGTCAAGGAAAGCTGTGTGCTTGATTCTTTCTTCCCGCTCCAAAGCGCCCCACTGGCCTGCAACAACATCTGCCACAACAACTGTGTGGTCTTTCAGCTCGTGCATGAGGACGCCTGCTGTGTAGCAACCAGTCCCAACTGATCCTGCTTTGTCCCAGTAGCGGACAGAACGGGAAATCATCCTTGGGTCTACCTCGTTGAGTTTGTTGCGCAGCATAGTCATCACTTTGAACATGCCCCCTTCGCGTGGGCTTGGCCGCTGCTGCAATTGCCCAGCGGAACCATAACTGCCTAATTGGGACTCCAGATCCTTCAGCTCGCTGTCCCCAAACTGGTCTGGCCAAAGTGGCTCGTTGATTGCTGTCCGCTTGTCTTTTGACTTGAGGGATGTAGATATAACCTTCTTGCCTTCATACCTGGCGGGAAGGCACAAGTGCTCCCACCTTCCTCTGGACTGCTTCAGCAGGTGGCCCGTCAAATCATCCTCGTGGACTCTCTGCATTATGATGACATACGACCCGGTCTTCTGGTTGTTGAGCCTGGTTGACATCGAGTAGTCCCACCAGTCAAGAACCGCCTGGCGTTGGGTTGCAGATTCCCCTTCGATCACGTTGTGCGGGTCATCAACCAATATGATGTCGCCGCCTTCGCCTGTCAATGCACCCTCAACAGAAGCGGCAATCCTGACCCCGCCCATATTGTTCTCGAACCTGACTTTGTTGTTGACGTCCCCAGCAAGAAAGAAATCTGGCTGGAACTTCCTGAGCAGCTTGTTGAAGTAAACCGATTGGACCAACCGCCTGCACTTGACAGAATCCCTTATGGAAAGCGAGTGTGCATAGCTTGCTGCAAGGAACCTCAGGCCAGGATCGCTGAGCCAGCACCACGCTGGCCAGAAAACAGAAACGGCCAACGACTTCATGTGCCTTGGAGGCATGTTGATGATGAGCCTGCGTATCTGCCCCTTGCTAACGGCTTCAAGATGCTCGCATATCAAGCCGATGTGCCAGCCATCTGTGTATTCCTTTGGCTCGACCGCCCTCCATGCCTGCAAGATGAACTCATGCAAGGACATTTTGGCGAGCGCGTCTTCCACCTGCCGCCTGGTCGGAAGGACCAATTGCTGTTCCTTCTGGCTCGGCCCGCTTGAGGATGTTGCGCAGTATCTCAAGGTCCTCCTTTGGTACTCTGCTTAGGTCTACTGTTATGTTATGCTCGTGGTATGTTTCCGTTGTCGAAGATGTTTCTTGCCGGTATGTCTGCCTCCATCTTGAAGGATCCCTGTTGGTCAGGTAGAACACAAGAGCGCCCACATCAGGAGGCAGCACCCTGTGGGTTGTGGTTGTCTTGTGGGCGGGAACCAGCACCTTCATGCCCAGGCTGTTCTTGCCGTACAGCTCCACATCCTGCTCCACCACCTCATCAAACTCATACCCAAGCGCCCGCTTGAGGAGGGACTTCTCCGCCTTGCTGGAGTTGAACACATCCATCCCCTGCCTGACAACCGACCTGAATGCCTTGTCGTACCTCATCCAGTTGTTCAGTGTGTGGAGGGAGACGGGCAGGAGTTTGGAAAGCTGCCCTAAGTTTGCCCCGCACTCTGCGCAGGCATAGTAAGCCCTTTGGATGATGTCTGGTGTGACCGAGAGCGGCCTTCCCCTTTTCTCTGCCTGGCCCCGGTATATCTTTCTATGGATGATGGATCTGTTGATCCTCTCTGTGGATGCAGAGGCAGTTTCTGGTTCGGCTTCGCAGGACGTGTTCATGTTGCCTGGTGCTTCCCCATCTGCTGCCTCCGTTTTCCCGGTTCGGTCTAGCATGGCTTCCCTCATTTCTGCTGGTCCACCTTTCTGTTGCTTGATCTGTCCCGTTTGGTGCAAATTATACAATATTTGACCAATTGTTATACATATTTTGTTGGTTTTGGTGGGGTTTTCGCCATAAACTGTTGGTGTTGAACAGGTTCTAAGAGCAAAAATAGTTGAAAATAGATATGGACATTGTTTAACATATTTAATATGCTGTTATCCAGACATGAAAAACCAGAAAAAAGAAAAGGAGGCAACCAACCAGGCAACAGCAGTGTGACAAGACGCTGGGCTGGCCACACGGCCAGGCAAACACATCCGAAGCAGCAGCGACACACGACCAAGACGAGACCGGTAAACGCAGAGGCAACCCCTCAGACCCGGCTTGGCAAACAGAGAGCAGGAGCGAAACGAAGACATTCCAACAACTCGGCCAGCGGAAATGCTGCAATGGAGCAAACCCCTCCGGAGCAGAACGCGATGACCCGAGGCAGCAACATCAGATCGGGTAAGTCCAAAGTAGGAGCCACAGACGGCCACGATAATCCGAACCGGCACGACAGTCTGATCCAGTCTGCAAAGGAATCCTTTGTGAGTTTTGTGGCCTGCCGAGAGTTGGTAAACAATTCATCTTGATCGGTTGCCCACACCGCCAAGTGGGCCGATTTCAAATGACCGAAATCCTAACAAACAAACAAAGGAGCACGACAATGAAACAAGAAAGAGATATTTGCCCTGTGTGTGGTGGTAACAATCTTGAATATGATGACCAGCTTATGGAAAACAACACAATCGGTTTCGAATGGACTTGTTTTGATTGCAAGTCTGAAGGAACTGAATGGTTCCAGTTAACATTCCAAGAACATGTTGTGGTCAAAGAAAAAGGTAAATTAGTTTTTTAATACCAAAAGGAGGTGACGATATGGAATGATGGTGTGATTTGGTGCGGTGGACTCTCTAACCAAACAAACGAAGGAATACGACAATGAACGAAAACAAAAAATTCAACATTGAAACAACTGAAACTGGAGTGATGGTGAAATTCGGTGCAGTGGATGTTTCTGCAAGAAAGATGGGCTACGACAAAGACGTAAAAGGATTTGACTCCATCTGCTGGAACGATCCGGCTGTCGCCAAGACAGCAATCATGATGAGCGGCGTCCCTGAAGAGGAAATATACACCGCAGTTGCAGAAGCGTTCAAGACCCGTGAGACTAAACTTGAAGAAGCCAGACTCAAGGAACGGAAAGCGAAAGAACTGGCCGAACTCAAAGACTACTTGGCCTACAATGAATCATTCAGGGGAAAAATCCTCGCAGAGCTGCCGGGAGCAAGCATGGTTGCCCCAGACGCCGTCAAACTGGTCAAGCAGCTTGAAGAGCATGGCTACTACAACAAGCCTGACGATCAGGTTGCCTACAACAACCGGATGTACAGGATTGGCAGGCATTACGGCGGCAGCTGTTTTGAAGTCAACATCGAGCGTGGCGATTCCAATGACAAGAAAAAACCCAAGACGGTCAAGGGAATAATCAAGGCCATCAAGGAATTGGATTCACTGATGAATAGCCGTGCGCAAAATACGGCCAACACAGAAATGAAAGAGAAATCGCAGATCCACACGCTGTCGATACTTCTGGGCAAGCAGGTCGTGCTCAAGACCGAACAGAAATACCACCACAGCAGTTATGGAAACCGGAATGGATACTCATACGAGGTCAAACATTTCGAGACTGCTGCCGGGACAAAGATAGAAAGGATTGATGACAAGTCCGTGTTCGTGGAAACGGCCAAGAGCATGGACACAGCTGCCATGCATGCGTTTGCCAAAAAGCTGCCCGGTGGGATACAGGTCAAACTGATCTTCACTGAAGCAATCCCGCTCGAGAAACTGCAGCAAATAGTCAACGCTCTGGAATCATAACCCTAGCAGAAGGAGATACGACGATGATACAAACAAAAACAGAAAAAACCCCGGCTGTTGCCGAGGCCGTCAAGAAGATCACACTCAAGACTGACAAACTCATCCAGGCCAAACTGTTCATCGGCTGGTGGCATGGAAACCACGTGGCCCATGGCTTGGAGGAAAACGTGGCCAAAGACCAAGGCGGGGATGCGAAGGCGTTCTCGGTGAAACTGAAATGCATGCCGCCTGAATATCGGGACAGGCTGAACGAAGCAACACGGGCCATTGAGCATGCTTGGCACAACCGCACTCGTCCTTACGAAGACGGGGGCTGGAGGTTGCTGCAAGCCGAGAAGTACAACGAGGCCCTGCATGTGGTCAATGAGTTGAGCGCAAAACGGCGTGAGGTGGTTGATGATCTCGTTGCCCATTATGACGAGATTGTTGCATTTGCCAAATCTGATTCAGGGCTTGGCAAAGCTTATGAAGATGGAATGATCCCACCGCGCCACGTGCTGGCCGGGCAGTTCAACAGCTACCTGCGGCCGAAACCGATCCCAAATGCGACCGACGCGAGAGCGCTGAACGTTGCAAAAGAAACCCAGGATGCTATTGCCCAGAGTTTGTCTGAAGCAAGACTCGAATCTGAGACGAAAGTCAAGGAAGAGATGAAAGGTGAACTGTCCAAGTTTGTGAAAGAGCTGCTTGATCGGCTCAACACATTCAAAGAAGGCAATGGATCCAGATACGGGATGATTCTTGGCAGTCTTGGAGAAGCTGCCCGTGGATTCCGTGAGATGGGATTGCTGGAAAATGCAGACGAGCTGTTCAAGAAAGCTGAAGCGATCTCCGAGGTCACTTCAAAAGACATCCGCAAGGATGAGAAAGTTCGCAAGACAGTCAAAAAAGACCTGGAAGACCTCAACAACAAAATTGAAGAAGCATTCGCCTAACCAAAAGGAGATACGACAATGATAGGAAACAACAAAGTAGTGTTCATAAACCCAGAGCAAGCCCAACGTGCTCTGGCAATCGCTTGGCAAGCTCGCGTCCCAATCAACCTGATTGGCAGCCCCGGAGTTGGCAAGACTTCTGCGGTCGAGCAGTTCGTGGCCCGGATCCGCAAGACAAACCCGAAGTTCGGGTACTGGCCTGTCACGCTGGCGATGAAGTCTGTGGAAGACTTTGGCATGCCTGCTCCTGACAAAAATGCCGAGAACAAACTCCGCTATCTGTTCCCCGACGACACACCTCTCAGCGATCCCAATGCTGAAGGTGTTGTGTTCTTGGATGAATGGGACCGCCAACCGGATCCCGCCGTGCAGAATGCGGCAATGCAGCTGACCTTGACCGGGAACTTCCACGGCCACAAACTGAGCGACAAAGTGTTTGTGGTCTTGGCGATGAACGGCACCAGCGACATCTACACCAGCCAGACCTCCGAAGCAGCCCGAACAAGAATGGTCCATCTTTATATGGGCACAAGCTCGCCAGGGTATTGGGAAAGCTGGGCTACTTGGGCAACCAACGGTGGAGCGGTCTCCGAGAACGTGGCCGGTTTTGTTTTAAGCCGGACAGATCTGATGAAAACCGATGCCGAGTTCGAGGAACTAGCCGAGTGCAATCCCCGGACGATGGGTTGGCTGCTCTCAAAACTGACCAGCACGATGGACGCCAGCAAGATCAAGTCAGACGACATCAAGTTCGCCCTGTTGGCCGGTGCGGTCACACGTGGAGTAGCACTGGACTATATGGCGTACGAGAAAATCCGAAACGAGATGCCAAGCATTGATGAGATACTGAAAAACCCAGCGACAACTGGCGTCCCTGAAAAATCCGGGATTCTTTTCGCCGTCACGATGGGTCTGATGCGCAAACTGGACAACAACGGAACGGCAGCCAAAGCACTGGTTTACATCAAACGTTGGCCGGATGAACCAGGAGCATTTGCCGCCAACATGATCCGCAAAGCAAAACCGGGCGTGGTCACATTGCCTGAATTCAGCAAGTGGTCAAACGTCAATCTGTAAGGAGGAATGACAATGAGCAAAATCAATCTTGCAGATTCTATGAATGATCTCTGGACCCGGGATGCAGTGCTCGGTGCTCTGATTGCCCGGATGGAGATTGTCCATGTCGAGGGAAATGAAAACACCAACACCATAGCAACAAACGGGAAGCAGTTGTTCATCAATGATGCGTGGGCCAGCAAGCTGACCCGCAACCAGATGACCATCGTTCTGGCCCATGAAGCCCTCCACCCGGCACGAGGCCACACCTTGCGCCGGTTGACAAACGACCAAGAAATCCACAACAAGGCGGCTGATGCAGCCATCAATCATGAACTGCGCGGATGGCCCGCCTATGATTGGGTTGAGAAAACTAGCTGCATCGCCTCAAAGTTAGGGATGGATGAAGGCCAAGCGTACGAAGTCTACGTCAAAGCACTCGAGCAAAAAGACGAGCCCGACGCTGGCAAAGAGAATTCAGATGACGAGACCGACGAAAATAAGTCTGGCAAAAGCCAAGAAGACGGTCAAGACGACGGCCAGGATGAGGCAGGCAAGACGCAAGAGACCGACAGCGGTGATACTGACGGGCTCGACGAGGACGGCAATCCTACGATGGGTGGCGATGTTCTTGATGATCCTGAACCGGACAAGGCCAAAGCCGAGCAAGAGCAAGAACAGCAGATGATGGAGGCAATTTCAATTGCTGAAGAAGCCGGTGATCTTCCGGGTTGGGCCCAAGAACTCAAAGCCAAATTGACGGCGAAACCAACATTGAATTGGAAAACGCTGCTCCGACAATGGCTGCTGCAACGGGCAAAGATCCGCCGGTCGTTCGAGCGTCCTTCTCGGAGGCAGGCTGTGCTCGGTGGTGATCTCATCAGGCCCGGCAGAGGCGGACGCAAGGTTGGCAAGGTAGCGTTCCTTGCAGATGTCAGTGGATCCATGTGGGCATATCAAGAAAAACTCGACCAAGCAATCGGTGAAATCATAGGGCTAGCGAAGGCAATGCCTGACACAGAAATTCGGGTGATCCAGTGGGACGCGGCTGTTATTAAAATTACAGACATAAAAGGAGACGCCGAAAAGAAAACAATGGACTGGAACTGGCAAGGGGGCGGTGGTACTATCATTGAACCAGCCCTCAAGGCAGCAAAAGAATGGCGGGCTGAAGTCCAAGTGGTTTGGACAGACGGTGAGTTCAGCATGCCCGAAAAAATGCTTACCCCCACCTTGTGGTGCGTGGTGAGCGGACAGGAGATCAGCAAGAAACTCGGCTCAACAATCCAGATATAAACCTAACCAAAAGGAGATACGACGATGATACAAACAAGATTCGGATCGGAAGTAAAAATAACAAAAGACGAAGGCGGTGGCTGGTTGCGCATAATGCAGGTTGATGATAAAAGTGAAACCACTTGCCACATCAGCGAATTGAAGGCCACGAATGGCATCGCTGAAATCATGGAAGCGGCAACGGCGGCGAAACAAAAGTACCCTGACCAGAAAGGAAAATGAAATGACCAAGAAACAAATTGAACGAGCCTATTGCCAGTACGACAAACTGTTGCACAAACTATCCCACCAATGTGCCAACCGCTGTGGAAGACCGGAAGACGAAGTCTACGGGCAGGCGTGCTGGCTGTTCATGCAGGCGGCCACATCTTTTGACTCCAACAAGGGACAGTTCGGGACCTACCTCTACTCATGCGTCAGCAACGGACTGTCCGGCTGGGGCAAGAAAATGGATTTGCCCCCTGATCCTGAACACCTGCCCGAACCATCCACAGAACTGACCCCCGACCGGCAACTCATGTTCAAGGACTGGCTCGCCAACCTGTCTGAAGAATGCCGGGAGGTGGCGACGATGATCCTGAACGGCCCCGCTGAGGTGCTGGAGATTGGGACGGGTGGTTGCCGGAAGATCACGGCAGGAATGATCAAGTCCTATCTGCGAAAACAAGGATGGACATACCCGAGAATCTGGAAAACAATGCATGACTTAAAAGAGGCAGTGGCCAATATTTGATAAAATGAAAAGCAAACAGTATAATAATAGGAGATTCAAACTATGCTCACTGAAATGACAGTGCTGATCCTGACGCTGCTCTATGAGGCGGCCATCTGTAGCGAGACCGAGATTCAGAAGGTGGCACGGGTGATCACAGTTCGCGCGGCCGAGCGGCATATGACCATCCGGCAGGTCTGCCTCGAGAAGGGGCAGTTCTCTTGCTGGAACGGCAGGCACCGTAAGCGAGTGATACTCCGGACCTACAAAAAAGGACTGCCCAACAACCCGTCCTGCAAGACAGCGTGGAGCGTCTGCTCTCGCGTGGCCAAGGACGCGCTGGGCGGCAAGCTGAACCACCTGCCCAAGTGGAATCACTATTACAACCCGGACATCAGCTCCCCGGTTTGGAAAAAAGACCTGACAAACAAAACTAGAGACCAGTACCACATATTCGGGAGGATTGAATAATGAAAGTTGTAATTAATAAATGCTACGGTGGTTTTTCACTTTCACCATTGGCCATCAAATACATGGCGGAAATTCAGGACAAGTCGTGCTTCTTTTTCAAAAAAGATTACGGCAAAGGTGTGCTAAGTAATGACAGATACATACCATGTACGATTGACGAGGCCGCTCGTGATATAATGTTTTCTGCGTTCACCATTAAACATCCTGATAAGTTATTTGATGATGAAAAATCGTGGAACGAAATGACATTGGAAGAAAGAAATAAACACAATAAACTTTGGGAATCAGTCTCCTTGTCCAGCAGAGATTTTAACAGAGCCGATCCGCTGCTTGTGAAATGTATCGAAGAGCTTGGTAACAAAGCAAACGGAATATGTGCCAAACTTGCTGTCATCGAAATACCTGATGGAACTAAATACACCATCGAAGAATATGACGGTTTTGAACATATAGCGGAAGAACACAGGACATGGAATTGACATGAAAACAATTGAGATGCTCAACCCGAAAAACTTTGTCATCCGGTTCACGTATGACCCGGCAGTGGTGGCGCAGGTGCGCTGCCTGCCGCTGGGGCGCAAGTGGGTGCCGGAGGCAAAGGCATGGATCTGCCCGGCCAGCGTGGACGCGCTCAAACAACTACGCGAGTACGGATTCGAGGTCAAGCCCGACGTGATGGCGTGGGAGCGGGAATGGCTCAAGCCCTCCAAGCCGACCATCAAGCCTATCAACGAAATCCCCGGCCTCAAGGGAACGCTGCGTCCGTTCCAAGAGATCGGGGTCGGCTTCATCGAACAGCAGGGTGGCCGGGTGCTTGTTGGGGATGAGATGGGGCTGGGCAAAACTATTCAGGCGCTCGCGTGGCTTCATCACAAAATCGGTCAGCCAGCACTTGGATCAGATGCCACACTGCCTACTGTCGTCATCTGTCCCGCTTCACTGAAAGGAAATTGGGAAAGAGAATGCAAAGAATGGACAAATATCTATCCGGTCGTGTTATCTGGCACCGACCCTTCAAAGCAAACTTATTTCCCGGTAAAACAAAATGTCTTGTTCATCATCAATTATGATATCTTGTCATATTGGGGAAAAGAACTAAATGACAGATGTCTTACGGTAATACTTGACGAATGTTTTCCTTATAATACGCCTATCCTCACCGATAAAGGAATGCTATTAATCGGGGACATTGTAGAACATGATCTTCCTGTAAAATGCTTAGGCTATAATTTTCTGAAAAAAAAGCTTGCCTTCAAACCGATAGTACGCTATATTAAGAAGCAAAAGGCAAAAAGCCTAATTAAAATTAAATGGCAAGGCGGTGAAATAATTTGCACGCCGAACCATAAAATATGGGAAGCATCTTCTAATGAATATAAAACAGCGGACGGAATCAAACCAGGCGACACTTTGCGAATGGTGCAAGAAAAATCCCGTGAAAAAAAGACGTCAGTTTTGTTGTCATTCTTGCGCCGCTTCGTGGAGCATGTCTATTCCGGCATACAGAGAAAAAATACATCTTACCGCAATGAAAAAAAGAAGATTCAAACTCATTCGTTGCGGGTGGTGCCACAAATGGTTTCGACAACTGGCAACGAATCGAATAGCAAAACGGTTTTGCAATACGATATGCTCCGCCCGTTGGAGAATGAATCAACCGGAAATAAAAACAAGGATTTTTGCGTCACAAACATTCGAGGTAAGATCAAAGCGGATGAAAAAAGCACATCTCAACAATCCCATGCTTGCAAAGAATTCCTCGCTCAGGATGAAGGCAAACAATCCTGCACGCAATCCCGAAGTACAAAAGAAAATGAGGCAGACCAAAATCCGCAACGGGACTTTGCGCATTTGGAAAGGTGCTCGTGGTGGCAACGGATATTTAACCGCCCCTCAAATAATGTTGTCAGCACTGATCAAGGGGCAAATGGAGTACTGCGTCAGCACCCGTCCGGTTATGAATTTGATCAAGAACTTGCCGAAGAATTACAAGATAGACATAGCATTGCCGGAAAAGAAACTTGCTGTAGAGGTGGATGGTGGAAGTCATTTAATACCTATCAACCAGAAATCAGATCGGAAGAAAGATTTGGCCTTACAGATGTTAGGGTGGAAAGTGTTGCGATTCTGGAATCAGGAGATAATGAATTCTCCACAAATGGTTCTGGACAAAATCAAGGCGTCTATAATTTAGAAATTCAAGATACCCATAATTATTTTGCAAATAACATTCTTGTTTCAAACTGCCACATGGTGAAAAACCCAAAGGCGCAGCGTACCAAGGCTGTCAAGGCATTCTGCAAGGGGAAACGGCACGTCATCGCGCTGTCAGGCACGCCGATCATCAACCGCCCAATTGAGTTCTTCACAGCACTCAACATCCTTGCCCCCGACACGTTCAACCGGTACTGGGACTACGCTCAACGCTACTGCGACGCCAAGCACAACGGGTTCGGGTGGGACTTGTCCGGCGCGAGCAACACCGACGAACTGCACCAGCGGCTTGACGGCAACGTGATGATCCGCCGCCTGAAGGCCGACGTGCTGAAAGACCTGCCACCCAAGACCCGGACAACCATCCCACTCACGCTCGGCATCAGCGAAGGCATCTACACCGCTGCGCTGCGGGAAGCACAGGTTGCATGGCAGGAAGAGAAACCCGACCCGCTGGCCGACATCACGCAGATCAGCAAGCTCAGGCAAGCCGCCATGGACGCCAAGTTCAACCTGTGCTGCGAGTGGATCGACAACTTCCTCGAGACCGGGCGCAAGCTGGTTGTGTTCGACATCCATCACAAGACGACCGACCGGCTGATGGCACAGTACGGGAAAATATCCATCGCACTCGACGGCAGGGTCGACGCCCGGCTGCGGCTCGGTCAGGTGAACAAGTTCATGCACAACCCCGACATCCGGCTGCTGATCGGCAACATCCAAGTTGCCGGGATCGGGTTCAACCTCACGGCGGCGCAGGACGCGGTGTTCCTAGAGTTTCCGTGGACGCCCGGCGAGATGGATCAGGCCGAGGACCGGATCCACCGCATCGGACAGGCGGGCGCGGCTAACATCTACTACCTTGTCGCGCAGGGGACTCTCGAGGAAGACATGATCGAGCTGATCGACGAGAAGCGCAAGGTGGTCGGCGCGGTGGTGGACGGGATCATTGACGAATCGAAAACGATGATGAACGCACTAATAAAACGACTGAAAGAAAGGGATAAATGAAAAAACCAAAACGACATATCTGGCAATACGGGCACATCTGGCAGACTTGCAAACGATGTAAATGCCAAAAAATAAATGGTAGCAGGTATAACGCACCCTGCCTGCCAAAGGAAGGGAACAAATGAAGAACGAAACCTGCACGTGGGCGATCAACAACTTTCCAAGAGGACTGAAAGACAAATACATCAGCTACCTCAAAGCAAACAACGTAACAATCAGAGATCATCTAGAATATCTGATCGCCAAGACTCTCAGAGACGCCGGATTTGATGTCCCGAGATTCGTGCTTCTTGATCTCATCAAGAGAATGGACATCAGGAAAAGAAAACAGAAATGAAAAAACACCGCACAACTTTTCCAGGCGAAATCGATTTTTCTGGTTGGTGGGTCAAATCAAGCCATGGAATCATCGCCCAATTGACCAAACTCAACCGAGATTTGCATGGGCACTGCGTCTACTCTCTCTTGTTTTCCAATGGGCAGACAGGAAACGGAACGCACACGATGGCAACATTGATTGGATCTGGAGTAACAATCAGAAAAGACAAAAAAGAACTCGATGAATAAAAACCGAAAATTCAATCTTGCCAAACTTTTGACCGACAACAGGATTGAATTCCAAGAAACAGAATCCGGCTGGCTCCAAATGGCATGTCCATTCTGTTACAAAGGAGATGGCAAGTTTGGTCTTGGATGGAGCGGCAAAGTGTTCCACTGCTTCCGTTGCGGAAAATTGGACAGGCTTGATGTCGTTTCTGTTTTGCTTGGAAAATCGTTGCCCCAAACGATGCAGGTGCTGTTCCAATACGAAGGCCGTATGGAACCATTACCCGACCATTTTAACGAGCTACAACGAAAGCCAGCGAACACTGCAACGATCAAGATGCCACATGGAACAACCGATATGTCTGGGCAGCAACGGAAATATCTCAAATCACGAAATTTTGATCCTTTGCTGCTTGAAAAGAAATGGTGTTTGAAAGGAACAGGACCAACTGGACCATTTGCGCACAGGATCATCATCCCAATCTTCCAAGAAGAAAAATTTGTTTGTTATCAGGGCAGGGACACCACAGGCAAAGCAAGTGCCAAATACAAATCATGCCCAGACGAAAAAGCAATCATTCCGATCAAGAACTGTCTTTATGGGATTGACAATGTCTCAGGAACATCTGTTGTTGTGACTGAAGGGCCAACAAAAGTCTGGAGACTTGGTGATGGATCCGTAGCAACATTTGGGGCTGTAGCCACTGATGCCCAAATAAAGCAATTGACAAAATTCAAGCAGATCTTTGTCTTGTTTGATGAAGATGAAACAGGTGTTAAAAATGCAGAATCATTGGCCCGAAAACTTACGATCTTAGGAACAAAATCTGCAATCATCACAGTAGGAACAAAAGATGTAGCAGAATTATCTGATGATGATGCTGCAACATTAATGAATGATCTTCTCAAACAAACTTTTGATCTACACAAACAAACCAGGAGGCCAAATGATATTCAGAATTAAGCATGATCACAACTACACCACCCTGTCCAACAAGATGTTAGATGACAACAGATTGTCGTTCAAAGCACGAGGATTGCTTTCCTTTATGCTGACCAAACCAAACGACTGGCAGTTCCACAGAAATGAGCTCAAAGACCATTCAGACATGGACGGAAATTCTTCAATTGGGAGCGCCATCAAGGAATTGATCAAAACAGGATATTTGACCTGCCACCAGAAAAAAGATGATGAAGGACGATGGGCGGAATCAGAATGGGAGGTCAGAGAATCACCAGCATACGAAAAACCGTCCACGGGTCTTCCAGCAGCGGTGAACACGATAGTACTAAGTACTGATAGGAGACTAAGTACTGATATTAACAAAGGCACAAAAAAATTTGACCCACTTGATCTTCCCGTCCACCTGGCCAAACATCCCACGGTGGTGAAAGCCTGGTCCGAGTTTGTTGAGCATCGCAAAGAGAGACACGCGCCGCTGACCGAACGGGCCTGCATCAAGCTACACAAAAAAATGATCCACCAATCACCCGAAGACATAACCGCCGTGATTGACAAGGCGATTGAGTCCGGGTGGCGCGGGCTGTTCTTCAATCAGCGACATATCGCTCCATCATGCAAACAAACCTCTCTCAATTCAGATGCACAACGACTCTACGATTTCGCCGCTTCCATCCTTGGCGCAAACAACATCAATCAAACGATTGTGTGCCAAATTACGCGGGACGTGTCTGACTATTACAAGCGAACGGAACTGCTGCGCAATCCACGAGCACCTGATCATGGCCCAACCGATCACCTGTCATGGTCCACCTTTTTCTCAGATTGGTTGCAGTTCCTTTTCGAGAAGCAGGGGCATTTCCCCTTGCGCTCAGTCTATGACTTGCAGGTCGGCAAGACCCGGTGGAACGAATACATCCAGCGATGCGAGCGTCAGCAAGGATACAACTTCACAACGGGCAGGAGGATTGAATGATAAAAATAAAGCGAAAAGAGATCGACGGTTCAGTTGAGCGCCGGTTCTTGATAGGCGCGATTGTGTCAGACCAGTTCCTGCGGGAGGCCGCCGCGTTCTACGACCCCGACCTGATCGAGACAAAGTACGCCCGCACCGTGGCCGAATGGTGCTTCCGCTACCACCAGAAGTACAGCAAGGCTCCCGGACGGCACATCAAAGACATCTACGAGGTGCACGCCGACAAGATGGACCAGACCGACAGCGAGCTGACCGCCGACCTGCTCGCGAGCATCTCCGAAGAATACGAGAATGCCGAGAAGCTGAACGTGACCTACCTGCTCGACCAAAGCGAAAAGCATTTCAAAACATTGTCGTTGTCGCTCCTCGCCCGTACGGTGAGCGGGCTGGCATCGGAAGGCGAAGTCGACGACGCCGAGGCCGAGCTGGCAAACTACAAGCGGGTCGGCAGGCCGTCGTCACTCGGGGCAAACCCGTTCAGGAGCGCCGAGGCCATCCAGAAGGCATTCGAGCGGGTTGAGCGCCCACTGTTCACGATGCCCGGCGCGCTCGGCAGGATGATGAACACCGTGCTCAACCGGGACCAGTTCGTCGCGTTCATGGGGCCAGAGAAGCGCGGCAAGACGTGGTGGCTGAATGAGATCGCCGTGCGCGCCGCAAAGGCCCGGTGCAACGTCGCGCTGTTCCAGATCGGCGACATGAGCGAGGAACAGGTGATCGTCCGTCTCGGCGTCAGGCTGGCGGGCAGGTCAAACCAAGAAAGGTACTGCGGCGAGCAGGACGTACCGGTGCCGGACTGCCGGAAGAACCAAGACGGGTCTTGCCGCAAGTGCCCGCACAGGAACAAGCCGATCCTCGGGCAGTGGAAACTGGGCGAGGTGCAGAATGCATACCTGTCCAGGGAGTTCAAGCACCACGTGCCCTGCACCGAGTGCACCGCTGACCGGTTCTTCAAGGGGTCGCTTTGGTACAAGAAGATCACCATCGACAAACCGCTGGGGTGGCGGGACGCATGGCGCAGCGGCAACCGACTGCTCGGCAGGATCAGGGGCAGGGACTTCATACTCTCCGTCCACCCGAGCGATCAGCTCTCCGTGTCCGGGCTGAAAGGGATTCTCGACAACTGGGAGACGTTCGACGGGTTCGTCCCCGACGTGGTCGTCATCGACTACGCAGACAACCTCGCGCCTGAGGACCGCCGGGAAGAATACCGGCACCAGCAGAACCGGACATGGAAACTGCTGCGCGGGATCAGCCAGGAGAGGCACTGCCTCGTGGCCACCGCGACGCAGGCGAGCGCGGCCAGCTACGACCAGACGACGCTCTCGATGAAGCACTTCAGCGAGGACAAGCGCAAGTACGCCCACGTGACCGGGATGTTCGGCCTGAACCAGACGACCGAGGAGAAGCGGATGGGGCTGATGCGGATCAACACGATCGTGATGCGCGAGGGCGAGTTCTACGTCGAGGACGAAGTACACGTGGGGCAGGCGCTGCGGGTGGGTAGGCCATTTTTATTTTCATTTTGATGTTGATGAAATTGCAAGCAAATTATATAATATGATGTACCAACAAACAATCCCAAACTAAGGAGGGAAACAGTGAAAGAAAAGAAAACAGCAGCGAAAGAAAACATTGAACCGAAAGAACCGGCCGACAATCAACCCGTGCAAGCTGCCCCTGCGCAGAAAGGTGAGTTTGGTACGGCCGCAGCCGACATCAACAACACATTAACCGTCAAGCCGCCGCTGGCAACGGACAATGAAGAAACGGCAAAAAAGGAAATCATCGCTCTTCTCGGTGACATCAAGGAAGGTGATGATCTTGCCCTGACCACGTGGAACACTCTCAAGAAACTCGGTTGGAAAACTGAAAAACCTACGAAAGTGCCAAATACCCGCCCGCCGAAAACGGCCAAGACTCCAAAATCTCCCAAGGTGCTTGAGGACGGCAACCGGAAAATCAAGGTGGATGAAAGCAAAGCGCCCAAGCGGGAAGGAACAAAAGCTTTTGCAAGGTTCGCCGCGTACAGGAAAGCCAAGACTGTCGGAAACTACGTGGCCGGTGGCGGCAAGCACAGCGATGTTTCTTTTGATCTTTACCATAAGACAATCTCGCTGGTATGAAAAAAGTTATCACCATGAGAAACCCATTACGGATAGTCCCTATGCACAGAGGAGATGTTCCTGGTGGGTTTCTCGCTCTTTCCAATGATCCGGAAAAAAAGAATCCATTTGTGGCTTCATCAACAAGAGAATGGAGATCCGTCCCGCTCCGACATTCAGACATCGTCGTAGACATCGGAGCTTATGTTGGATTGTTTTCTTTGTACTGTGCCAGGTTTCCTGTTCAACGGGTCACCGCATATGAACCTACACCATTAAGTTTTTCTGTATTAACAAAAATAAAACTACCAAACATGGTATGCATAAATTCAGCTGTGGTGGAAGGGAACGAAAACAAAGTAGAATTTTTTATTTCACGTGGAATAGGAGTATCAAATAGCATTTTTCTGAAAAACCGGAAAATAGAGCAAATCAATGTTCCGGCTGTCAATCTTTCCAAAAGTCTTCATGGAGCAAGCATTGTGAAAATTGATGTTGAAGGAGCAGAATATTCTTACTCACCGCAGAGTTTAATAAACCAACCTACTTTGAGAGCGATTTTTTTCGAGTGGCACAAAATTACTGGGGACTACATTGGGATGGCCAAAAACATGATTCGACACATCGAGAGAGCAGGATTTGAACCTGTCATATCTCCCAATTTTTCATGCGGCTGGTCTCTCGGAGGAAGTTGGGTGAGACCTTTAGAAACAGAAGGTGAATTTTCTCCAATGATGAGTGGGAAAATGTGTTGCGGATGTGGGAAGAAAATACTCGCACGAAAAAAAGCCTTATGTGAAATCTGTTATGCAGATTGGCTTCCTAAGCATCGTGCCGGGTTTGATTGTGCGCGTTTGGGCTAATAAACGACCAGCAGTATTGTCCTACATCGTTCCAGAGCGGTCTGGTTCGACGGAGGACGAGTGCAGATGATTGGACTGGGTGGAATTACGGCCCTGGATCTTGAATGAGTGATCTAAACATAACTAAATTACTTGCCAGCAACTGCCAAACACCAAAAGGGAAACGAAATCCTCTTGGAAACCAAAGTCCTTGGTCATGGGCGATTGAACCTGTTCGTGGTTGCAACCTTCGGTGCGGTCATTGCGCGACTAGATTGTTCACTGGCGAGCCAGAGTTTATGAGCAAGAAAACATGGTTTGCTTTGTGGAACACCATCGCGGTGGTTTCTCCGGTGACCCGAGTCGAGATGGCCAACGCCGGTGAACCCACACTGCACCCTTTTCTTCCAGAATTCATCCGAGTGGCACGCAAAATCAGCCCGCTCAGCCAAATCCAGATTACTACGAACGGGACGATGCTTGCCAACGGAAAACTGACATACAAGGAACTGTTTGATGCAGGTGTGAACATCATTTACACCGACATGTACGCGCCGAAAGAATTGCACTTGAGATTGGCTCAAGAATCTGGCATCCAATTTTATGAATATTATCGCAAGCCTGACAAGGCTCCAGGCGCGTGGACTTATACCAGTCCCGACTTGAAACTGATAGTGCTGATGGACCAGCCTGCAAACTGGCCACGCAAACGCCGTAATTTGAACCGGCTGGGGACGTTCTACAACCATCTTGATTGGAAAGCTGCAGAACCATTTGGGCTCGTTCCTGTTGTTCAGCCGCTCTGGCGTGGATGCACCCAGCCGTTCCGCTACGTCTCGGTCCACTGCAATGGCTCTTACGAGCTTTGCTGCCAGGACTTCATGGGGGAAACGGCAGGACAAATGGGAAACGTGGATGAAGGTGAAAAAGGTTTTTTCCGGTTCTGGTTCGGCAATAAGATGCAGGACACAAGACGAAAACTCCGGAAACAATGTCGGGCCAGCATCCCGGAATGCGCAAGATGCTCGATCACATTTTCACGGTGTGACATGCGAATGTGGGAAGACGAACAACTCTGCCATTGGTGGGACGGCGAGAAATGGAAACTGCTTGATGAATGGAATCTGTCTGATTATCCTCGGCCAGCAGCGAAATTTGAAAGCAAAGGATTTGGCTTAACCTGATGAAATTTCTTCTCATAGGACAAGCCCCAAGCCAACATGGTGATCCCACCAAACCACTCACAGGCAGGATCGGAAAGAAAATAGCCCGGTTGGCAAGAGTATCAATGTTTATGTATCTCCGAAAAACAGAACGATATAATTTGATGGGTTCTTGGCACGGCAAAAAAGGGAAAGGTGATGTTTTCTTGGTGGATGAAGCCAGGACCACCGCGAGAAGTTTTTTTGGTTATTTAAGAAACAGGCATATTCTTTTCATAGGCAGAGCAGTTGCGAATGCTTTTTATGCTCCAGGAAAAAAGTATTGCGAGTGGAGATATTCAAAAGATTGGGACTGCCATTTTGCCATCCTGCCACATTTATCGGGCATCGTGCGCTGGTGGAATGATCCGGAAAATACCCGGCAAGCATCTATTTTTTTGCAAAATACATTTCAAACAAAGGAGAACAAAAATGGGAAAAAACATAAAGTCTGATCGGGAAAAATTGCTGAACATATTGGAAAAACTGAAACCTGGATTGGCCGTCCATGATTCTGTAGAACAAACAACCAGTTTTGTCTTCAAAGATGGATTCGTGTGGAGTTTCAATGAAGAAGTTGCCGTGAGCCATCCTCTTCCGAAAAACATCAATCTTGAAGGGGCAGTCCCGGCAGAATCATTGTTGAAACTCTTGGCCAAAACCAGTGAGAAAATGGTGGAACTTTTTGTTGTTGATTCGGAACTTTATGTAGTTTGTGGCAGATCACGAGCCGGCATAATGCTGGAAGATGTGAAACTTCCAATTGAAAAAATAGTGATGCCAAAAACAGATGCTTGGATCACTCTTCCAAAAGATTTTTCTGACAAACTTCATCTTGCCTCACTTAGTGCCGGGAAAAGCGCCAGTTCCACTGTGCTTTCTTGCGTTAATTTGACAGCTGAAAAAGCATTTGGCTGCGATAATTTCCAACTGACCGTTTCAACATTTTCCAAACCACTTGAAGGAATTGAACCAGTTCTTTTAGGCAGAAACATGATCCCTCCCATTGTTTCATTTTCACCAGATGCAATATCCCAAGTGGAAAATTGGACACATTTTATCAACAAAGATGATGTGGTGTTGTCTTGTCGTGGAACAGAAGGCATATTTCCTGACGTTGGTCCACTTCTCGCTGTGGAAGGACCGACCGTGAAACTGCCTGCCAAATTATCTGAACTACTCGGCCGCGCAGGAGTGTTTTCCAGTTCATCTTCTTCACTGAACAAAATCACAATGACTCTTAACAAAAATGGATCCCTCCTGATTACTTCCAGAAATGAGTATGGGTGGTTCAAAGAGTCTATTGAAATTGCTTCCAAAGAGATAGAATTCCAGCTGCCAATTGACCCAGAGATTTTAGGAGCCGCGCTCAAACTCAACCAGACCTTCATCGTAGGAAAAAATGCAATGTTGATAAACGGTGAAGGGTTCCAGCACGTCATCTCTCTCCAATAACAGAAAAGGACAACATGAAAAAAGACGCCGCCCAACCAGTGCAGCATGGATTTTTTGATATACCTGCGGATTGGAAAGAATACTGGAAAAAAATGCCGGCGTTCCAGCAGGATGACATGACATCGTTCCAAGCGATCAAAGTGCATTTCCAGACTCTTGCAGACAGAGATGCTTTTGCCAAGCTGATTGGGAGGAGCATCACCGAACGGACACAATCCATCTGGTACCCCCAGAACGAGAGGATGATCGCAGAGGACTACCGTTTTGTCAGCCGAAAACCACGCAATCCCAAATATCCAGTTTACATCATTTCCAAAGGACGTTGGGAATCACGTCTGACCGCAACTGAATTGGAGTATTTACAAATCCCATACCATATTGTCATCGAGCCGCAAGAACACAAAGAGTATGCTGCAGTCATCGATCCTGCAAAAATACTTAAACTCCCATTTTCCAATCTTGGGAAAGGATCTATTCCTGCACGGAATTGGGTGTGGGAACATTCCATCAAAACAGGAGCACAACGACATTGGATATTGGACGACAACATAGGGCATTTTTACAGGCTGTGCAACAACCTTAAAATACGGGTCAAAGACGGGACGATTTTCCGGGCTGCAGAAGAGTTCGTAGACAGATATGAGAACATTGCCATCTCTGGGTTCAACTACCACATGTTCACCCCCCGCAAAGACGTCATCCCTCCTTACTACATGAACACAAGAATCTACTCATGCATTCTCATCCAGAACGACATCCCGTACCGCTGGCGGGGGAAATACAATGAGGACACTGACCTTTCCCTTCGTGTTTTGAAAGATGGTTGGTGCACGTTCCTGTTCAATGCTTTCCTGGCCCAGAAAAAGCCTACGCTGTCGATGAAAGGTGGGAACATGGAAGAACTTTACAAAGATGATGGCCGTTTGAAGATGGCCCAATCTCTGCAGGAACAGCATGGTGATGTGACGACAGTGTCGCGCAAGTGGGGCCGATGGCAGCACCAAGTAGATTACAAACCGTTCAGAAACAACAGACCGAAACTGAAGCCTAACTTCAACGTCCAAGAAGGTGTGGACAATTGGGGGATGGAACTTGTGGGAGTTGAAAATGCCTAAAGGTTTTTTCCACAAAGAGCAGTATGATCCTTCTTGCGGAGGCACATGCACCCTGAACAAAGGGTGCCACTCTCCTAAAATGCCTGTTACCGGACAAGATAAAATGAGAATCTTGATTGTAGCAGAAGCACCTGGTCAGGAAGAGGACAAACGGAACACCCAGCTTATCGGCCCCGCTGGTCAACTACTCCGGGACACCCTGGCCGAGTTCGGGGTGGACCTGGACCGTGATTGCCGCAAGACAAACGCTGTTCGGTGTAGACCGCCGGAGAACCGGAAACCGACCTCATTGGAAATCTCCTCTTGCCAGCCCCACATCTGGGAAGAGATAAAATCCCATCCTCCAAAACTGATCCTACTGCTCGGGCAGGTAGCGTTAGAAAGCTTCATGCTGGGTAAAACAAAAAAGGCTCTGGGAACCATCGGACGTTGGCGGGGGTTTGTTATTCCTGACCAGAAGGCCCAGGCGTGGGTTGCACCGACGTTCCACCCGTCCTACATTTTGAGAAGCCAGGAAGGGCGAGCGATACGGGGCAAGGCCGAACCGGTTTTATCTGTTGAGGAACGAGTGTTTATAGCTGATATAGAAAATGCACTCAAACATTTGCATAAACCATTCCCAGTGAATGTAGTGCCAGAAATTAAGTTGCATGATTTTCCTGAAATTCCTTCGTTTTCTGACCAAGAAATTTCAATCGATTATGAAACCACCGGCTTGCGCCCATGGAAAAACAAAGACCACCAAATCGCCAGCTGCGCATTTGGGTGGGAGGCCGGCGCTTCCTCATTTCCAGTGGGGCCAGAATCAAAAGAATATCTTAAACATGTACTGAAAGATAAATCAATCAAGAAGATCGGGCATAACATCAAGTTTGAGCATCAGTGGGCTTCCCAGTGTCTCGGGGTAGAAACGCAAGGGTGGATTTGGGACACGATGCTGGCGGCTCACCTGGTTGACAATCGAAAACACATCTGCAGATTGAAACACCAGGCTTATTTGAATTTTGGCATAGAGGACTGGAGCAGTAAAATTAATTTTGAAGAGGATGATGAAAACAGTAGTGATTTTCTCGTCAATACAAAAATAACTGATGAATTGCTGCAATATAACGCACTTGATTCTTTCTGGACCTACAAACTGTATAAGAAACAAAAAAGCCAGTTCAAACAATGAAACCCTTTTCACTTGACGGTCAAAAACTGATGTTGGACGGAGCGCTTGCCTTCGCTGCCATTGAACGTACCGGCATCCGTGTGGATGTCCCATACCTAAAGAACCAATACGTTACGCTTGACAAGGAAGTCTTGAAAATAGAGAAAGAATTGTGGCGAACGAAGGAAGCGAAGGAATGGAAATCCCGCTTCAAAGACAAGGCCAGTTTCACTTCCCCAACGCAGTTGTCTCACATGCTGTTCAAAGAGTGGGGATATAAACCAACAAAAGAAACTCGCAAAGGAAATGACGCCGTTGATTACGATGTGCTTAGAAAAATTGGGACACCATTTACAACCGGAATATTGCAGATGAGGAAAATCATCAAAGTAAAAGATACTTACATTCTCGGTTTGTTGAAAGCCCAAACAGGGGGTTTCCTGCATCCATCGTTCCATCTCCACACAGTGTTGTCATTCAGGAGCAGCAGCAGTGAACCGAACTTTCAAAACCAGCCGGTGCGGGATCCATTCCAAGGCGACGTTGTGCGACGGGCATTCCTACCGCTGGAACCAGGACACCAGTTTGGCGAGATTGATTACAAAGGAAACGAGGTGGTCAGCAACGCCTGTTACAGCCGCGATCCCAATCTTATTTCATACATCAAAGACCAGACCAAAGATATGCACCGGGATGTTGCGATGGAGTGCTTTCTGCTGCGGCAAGACCAAGTTGGCAAAAAAATCCGTTATGTAGGAAAAAACGGATTTACTTTTGCTGAATTTTATGGAAGTTATTTTGAAAATATTGCTCCGGCCATGTGGGAAGCAATTGATGAATATGAACTGAAAACAGAAGACGGTGTCCCGCTGCACGACCATCTCAAAAGCAAAAAAATATCTTCTCTTTCCCAATTCACAGACCACATTGAAATGGTTGAAAATGATTTTTGGGAAAAGAAGTTTCCAGTCCATGCTGAGTGGAAAAGGCAGTGGTATGACAATTATTTAAGAAACAATTGTTCCTTTGACTTACTGACAGGTTTTCGATGCCAAGGGCCCATGCGCAAGAATGCTGTTTGCAATTATCCCGGCCAAGGCACCGGGTTCCATTTCGTCTTATGGGGAATGATCCAATTGCATCAGTGGTTGGTTGCAAACGAAATGGAATCCAGAATAGTTGGACAAATCCATGATAGCATCGAGATCAGTTTTCACCCAGACGAATTGCAAACTGTTCTGCAGAAAGCCAGGCAGATAATGACAATAGACATACGCAAACATTGGCCATGGATTTGCGTCCCTATGCAAGTAGATGCAGAAGTTGCACCTATGGGAAAAACATGGAGAGACAAAAAACCACTGGAGATTGAATCATGACATCATTAGCTGTGAAATACCGTCCCAAACTTCTCCGTGACTTTCTTGGAAATGAAGATGTCACTAAATCTCTCAAGGCACTGATGGAACGTGAGGACATGCCGCACACGATCTTATTTACAGGCCCGAGCGGTTGTGGGAAAACGACACTGGCCCGCATAGTGGTAGCACGGTTGAAATGTTCCGAATTTGACTTCACTGAGAACAACGCTGCCGACTTCCGAGGGATCGACAGCGTGCGGGACATCATCAAGCAAATGACTTTTGCTCCAATGGCAGGCCCTTGCCGAGTTTGGTTGCTCGATGAAGCCCACCAGTTAAGCAAGGACGCTCAGCATGCTTTGCTCAAAGCGCTTGAAGACACACCAAAACGTGTTTATTTTTTATTGGCCACCACCGACCCGGAGAAGCTGCTGCCCACAATCAAGACCCGGTGCGTGACGTTCGACGTGAAACCGCTCGGTGATAAAATGATGGGGCAATTGTTGGAGACCGTGATCAAGGCGGAAGGCGATCCTGAAATACCACAAGAAGTAATTGATCAAATCGTCCAGGACTCGTTGGGCTCCGCGCGAATGGCTTTGTCCATCCTCGACAAGATTATCAACATGGACGCAGGGGATATGCTGGAGGCGGCAAAACAGCAGGCTGCAAATGTAAACGAGGCGATTGACTTATGCCGTGCCCTCATCGGTAAAAAACCCTGGCCGGTGGTCGCGAAGATTGTCAAAGGGATTCAGCAGGAGCCTGAGTCGGTACGCCGAGCGGTATTGGGATACGCTCAATCCGTCCTGCTCAGTTCCAACAATGGACAGGCCTACATTGTAATGAGTATGTTCAGAGCCCCATTTTATGATACAGGGAAACCGGGGTTGACGATCGCATGTTTCGAGGCCATCAATGGGTAAAATAATCAGAGTTTTTCCTGTAAAAACACACGCGACTCCAACGGATGATCTTGTAGTCATAAATCGTCCGCCGGGGTTTTTTGATCAGTGTGATGAAGTCCATATTTCTGTGGCGTTCACTTGGGAATTGAAACGGGCAGAACAACTTCAAAAACTATGGAGTCCCGTCGCCCCTGTTAAAATCGGAGGTCCTGCCACGGGCGAACGCAGTGGGGATTTTCATCCCGGTCAGTATCTTAAACAGGGTTGTGTTATTACAAGTAGGGGATGCCCAAACAGATGTTGGTTTTGCTCTGTATGGAAACGGGAAGGTGATAAAGTTCGGGAACTTCCAATCCAGGACGGGTATAATATATTTGATGATAATCTATTGGCGAGTTCCCACAAACACATTGAGGCCGTGTTTACAATGCTTCGTCGCCAGAAAGAACCTATAGAATTCACTGGCGGGCTGGAAGCCAAACGCCTAACGGACTGGCATATCAACCTTTTGCTTTCCTTGAAAAGAATCGGTCAACTTTTCTTTGCCTACGATACAGAAGATGATTTTGAACCTCTTATTAGTGCCGGTAAAAAACTACGTGATAGTGGCATAAGTATATCGAAAAACGGAAATTTCAATCATCGAGCTCGTTGTTACTGTTTAGTTGGATTTCCAAAAGATACAATGGCCAACGCTGAAAACCGTATGCGTTCTGTCTACAAACTTGGGTTTCTTCCGATGGCAATGTTGTACCGCCCTGAAAAAGGAGTTTATGACCTATCGTGGCGTAGATTTCAACGGTTATGGGCACGACCTGCAATTATATCCTCTATGTGCAAACCTTCCCTTTAAGGAAACGCAGCGGTCCAGTATAATAAAGTAAGGAGAATTGACTATGAACGACAAATGGAAACAAGATGTTGAAATAAATCCTGATGCACTCGACTGTGAATGGGTCAAGCAGGCTTCTCTGTTCGGCGAGTACTGTGTTGCACAGGCTGAGGCCAGAAGGCAAGTTGACATGATGAAAGAGGGGTTAGAAGTTAAGGCGGCTGGACTAGGATTGAAAATCCGAACGAGTCCGGCTCAATATGGCCTGTTGAAAGTGACGGAAGACAGTGTGCAGGCTGTGATCCTGCTGGATAAAGATTATGCGAACCAATGGAAGAAAGTGCAGGATGCTCAATTTGAGTATGAGGTGATGGTGGCCGCTGTCCGCGCACTCGACCAGAAGAAGTCGGCCCTTGAGAATCTCGTGCGCCTGCAGGGTCAGAACTATTTTGCCGGGCCAAGTGTTCCCCGTGATGTCGGTGCCGAGTGGATAAAAGACTGCGAGCGCCGGTCGGCGCGGGACAAGATAAAAGAAAAAATGGTGCCCTGCGCGGAAGCAAATCGTGTGATAAACAGGAAAGGAGGCCAGAGCAAACAATGATAGACGCGCCCACAATCCGCATCACCCTCGGCATATTGGGGATTGCCCTTCTGCTGCTGGTGTACATATACCTTGCCGCGAGGCTTGGCACATTGGGAGCGGCGCGTA